CCCGAACTTATCTTATTGCACTCATTTACAATAAAATCATATTCTTCCGGCGTTGATTCTTGTATTCTTTGGTAAACATTTTCCGAACTTCCGTCATACGATACAACAACTAACTCAATCAATCTCTTTTCTGCCTCATCTATAACCGATCCCTTAATTTCTTTAATCTGATTAGTCACCGGATCTAATTGCATTGACTCCAAAAAAACCCTTCTCAATTGATTTCTCTCTCCGGCTGTTATATACGATTTAATTTCAACCTCTTTCCCAAGCGGAGTTTTAATTTTTCTAGTTTCCATTTTTCAACTATTTTTTTATTAACGACCTTTAATTAATAAGAAGAAACGGTATTATTGCATAAAACGCTAATCATTTTGGCGTCTGAAATACTATAATGCGCTTTAAATGATAGCGTTTGAATAACTACATCATTAAGTTTCAATGGTTTTGTTATTTCCTTAAAAATAACTTTATAAAGATCTATTTTAATTCTTGGATTGGACGAGCTACCAATAGTTACATCAGAATTAACTAAATCAATTCTCATCGCTTTTGGCGTTCCGGCTAGCGCTAATTGCTTGAAATCAGTTTCATTCTGCCATACTGCTTCCAAGTTCCCCTCAATCGACAAATGTTTATTTAGAAAATCAACCGGCGAAAGGCTCCCTAATGCCAAATCCTCATCTACGTTTTTATTTATCTTTAAAGATAAAGACCTTAAAGATAATGGCGAAGCCGCATCTAATCCGGCCTGCGTATCAGCCAACTTAAAGCTAAAATGCTTATGAGTAAATCTATTCTCGCTAACAACCGAAGGAGTAAGAGCCACCGCCGTTCCTTTCTTTGCTTTAACACTAACCGAATATTCAAGTATCTTCCCTAACTCGTATGACAACTCTAAATCTTGTATAACTCCCAACGCATGCTGATAATCCTGCCCGGCAATTGGATCATCAATTCCAATTGTCAAACTCTGATGCTGTGCGCTTTGCTGAACATTAATTGAATGGTCATAAACAGTCGTTTCTCCCGATTTAGTATTGCTCGTAATTGAACCCAAAGCCGCATACAAAATCAAAGGAAAGTGTTTATCCCCAATCGGAGCCTTCCACTTCCCTTCCGCCCATTGTTTGACAATGGTTTGTCCAACAGAATCTTCAATAACTCCTACCGTTGCCTCGTCTAAAACCTTTTCATCTTTTTCCTGAAAATCTAAATCGCTCCACGGTATCCAATACTGAGGAGTTACTGCACTTCCTCTCGTGGTTTCTCGACCAATCCCCAAAGATATAAGTCTACCAATTCCCTTTGCCATGTTTTTATTTTTTTATTAATTTTTTATTGATTATTTTTATTATCACCGACCTTTTTTCTTTTTTGTTCCCAAATCTTTTTGGCCTCATCAAAACTTTCAGCCTCAACCGTTAACGGCTCATATTCCCCACCTCCGGGGAAATGATAAAGATTTAATTCTTTATTTACTGATTGATTTATTGCTTTATTTTTGTATTCTTTTTCCATGTTTTTATTTAATTAATTTTAATTAAAAATTAAGATTAACGAACCTTTTTGCTTTAATAATTACTTCAAAAAATACAACCCCCTTTCCTCTCGACACTGCCGCCTGTGCCGGCGAAGTTGACGGCTCAACCCCAGCATTAGCCACCCCTCCAAGCGTTGGATCGTTGTCAAACTTATCCAAAATCGCCTCCGCCAGATTTTCTATATATTCCGGACTATTTACATTTTCAGATTTATCAACAATCAAAACTCCAAAATTATAAGTTCTAATGTTATCTCTATTCGTTCCCGGATCGCTCTCTATCGACGGCGTTGTAATAATCGCCGCCGGATAAGCCGCAATGTCTCTTTCTAACAACCCAACCTTAAAATCGTCCTCTTGAACTTCCGCAATAATCCCCGCCACCTTTAATTCCTCAAACTTATTCTTTATTGCTGTTTTAATATCACTTAATCCACTCATTTTTATTTTTTATTAATTTGTTCTGCGACCTTTTTATTTATCAAATCTAACGCTTGCCTAAAAACTTTATTAATATCCCCAATAGATCTTTCAACTATTTTCTCCATAAATGGCTGCGCTTTCGTTCCCGGATGGTTCACATAAGCCGCAAAATGCATTGTTCCCTTCCCCGCCTTATAATAAGACTTACCGCTCGCACTAGTAACATACTTACCCCCTCCACTAGTTTCCCAAGCAAGAACCTTTGCATTTCTTGGCATAATCAAATGCGGCCTCGTTCCAAATTCAACAAAAGGAGCATAATATACCCTTGGTCCCCATTTTCCTGTTAATCTCCCAGTAGAATAACTAAAACTTTGGAGCAATCTTCCCGTCCTAAACGGCACCGGATTGTTTTTTTCCGTATATTTAGCCAATATCGCACCCGTATACTCTACCGCTTTCTGCAAAATCGGCTCACTTATCTTCGGATAACTCCTCAATGCTTCCTTTAATTCATTTAAGTTTTCAATTTTAACTTCAAAATCAGCCATTTTATACTATAAAAATTACTCTTTTATAATAATCTAAAATTGATTTATCTTCCTCATCTATCGTTTCTTTCCAATTAACCGACCCGCCTTCATAACTTTCCGACGCCTTTCCCGCTGACTCTCTTTTTTTATACCACCTAATAACTAATCTATCAGCCAATTCCGCCAAATCATGCGGTAAATTATGTTTAGTTATATCATATTCATTACTCCAATCCACCAAATAACCACCATCATAAACAAACTTAATAACATTAACTCCCTTTCCAACTCCTCCATATATTTTAACAAGTCCTGATTCTCCGTTTCCTACCAACTCATAACCATCAGCTGGATATTCCGTCCAATTAGGAGCAGAAGGAGTTCCGGAATTATAATAAACAACTAAATTACTCACCGGCGCATTTCTTAAAACAAAGAAACTCTGATTGTCCTCCTCAACCGAAACTATCTCCACTATCCCCGTCTGCTTCCTAAACCTCCTATTACAATAATTCTCAATATAATCCGTCACCCCCGCAATTAAGCGGTCAAACAACGAATCAAACGAATTATTCGTTATTCCTAATTTTTCTTTTACTCTCTCTTTTGTAGTTAATGCGTAATTAATCATATTTTTTATTTTTTTATTTATCCGGGATTAAGCTCCCGCTCTGCACTTCCTTTTTTAAGGAAGTGCATCAGCCGAAGCTCAATTAGCTATTAACCGGCTCTGAGTAAGCACGCCCAAGCAAGAAGACAACAGTTGTCTGGAAGTTTGGCGAAGTTCCACCCGGCGTAGCAACGGCCCTTAAATACTTTTTTCTTGAAGTCAATCCCTCTAATCTGAGGACTTGACTGTTATTTGCCGCTGTCACCTGTGTAAACACCGCTCCGCTAACATCGCTCCAAGCGCTTCCGTCATCCGATTCTTGAATTTTAACATCAAGCGTTGGCGATGTTCCGGATACAGCCCCAACTTCCAAAACAACAGCTGCCGAATTATATCCCTGAGTATCAACTGCAATTCCGTTAGTAGTAGAAGTAACTGCTTGCGGTCTAATGCTTACCAAAGCTTTTATAGCATCATATACACTGCGCATGTTTTTTTTAATTATTTTTTAATACGCTTTCTCGGCTTGACAGCCTCCTTCTCCTCGACCTTTTCGCCCGTTGTCACGGGTTCGGAGTCCGGTGGCGAAGAATACCCATCATACAATTTCACTTCTTCGCCGGAGAAAGCTTTTGCTTGTTCATCTGTCAATTCAATAATTTCTCCTCTTTCTTTTCTTTCTCCAAATAAGCTAATCGGTCTTAAAACAATATATTTGCTCATAGTCCTAAATTTTAATTTTTGTTTTGGTAGGAGGAAGCTACCAAAACATTATTTTTTAATTATTCATTAAGCCGCTGTCTTGACAACAACAAAGGCTTTTGGCAAGGCAACCGTCAATGCGTGTCTGTTCCTATAAACCAAAGCCCTTTGGTCCTTCAAGCCAATTTCGCCATTGAAATTACCGCTTTCAAATTGAGAAACTCTCAACTCTCCTTTGTCTCCAAAGGCAAGAGCTTTCAAGTTTCCGAAAACGATATATTTCGTGCTGGCAGCTGATTGGCTCAAAGAAGGCAAATGGTTTGTAGTAAAGACCGGGAAGCCCAAAATCTCTCCAGCTGGCACTACGCCTCCACCCGTTGGATTGTTAGAAAGGACAGAGTTAGAAGCCGCACCGGCTTGTGGCAAAATATATGCTCCGGCTCCGTCCTTTTGAATCCTCAACGAAGCCCAAACAGTTGGATGCATATAAAATGCCGCTCCTCTATAAAGCGATGGTTCAAGGTTTGCAATAACAAACGATGAATCATCAACAACTTTATATGAGGCAAAAGTATTCTGTCCGCTTCCAAGAGTGTAAAGCGTAACGTCTGGATGATTTAGGATTCCAACAAACGGCTTGCCTTTTCCAACAAAAGCTTCCTTATCAATCTTATTGGCCAAGGCTTCACCTCCAAGCGCCAACAACCAGTCAGCTAATTCAACCGAAGCGTCTGCCAAAAGATCGTTGCCAACGACAAATGCCAACTGCCATTTCTTAACAATAAGATTGGCATTGGAGAATGTAATCTTGGATAGAGTTCCTTGTTCATCTACTCCAAGGTATTCACCCTCCAAGAAAGCTCCGGTATAAGAAGGAACACCAAGTTCATCAGTTGACATAGGCCATTTAGTAGCCTGACTAAGAACCAAGCCAACAGAAGCCGCAATTCTCAAAATTGCCCGAGCAACTTCTTTGGAGACCAAATAGCCCCCTCTTGAATCTTGCTCAATGAGAAGCGCTTCATTAGCCTTTGTTCTAAATCCAGCCGCTATTTTAACGGTTTCGACAAATGATTTTTTCTGTTCATCGTCTAATCCCGTAATGTCCTGATTAAACAATGCCCTTTGAGCTTTTAATTCCTTCACAATACCAGAAACCTGTTCGGCAACCATTGGTCCAACAATTTCTGACAAACGCTGCTTCATCACAACATCAACGGTTGACTCTAACTTGCTGGTTATTTCTTTTACTAAAACTTCGTAATCCATACTTCTATTTCGTTATTTTATTTTTTGCGACACTTTTTAAGTCTCGCAAACTTTTTTCTATTGCATTATCAACACCCCGTAAGATATTGCGGACTGCAATATATAAATCCAAATCCGCTTTTATTTTTTCCAACCCTACGGGTTCGACCTTTGTTTTGCCGGGCGAGTTTTCCTTCTCGCCTTCCTCCGGCTCGCCACCCCGCAAGTTTACTTCTTTAAGAAGTTCCTGCAAGGCAGCGATTGATTCCAAAAGCTGGTCAATTTTTTCTTTAACCAGCTGGTTTTTTCTAATATAATTTTTTCCTTCCGGCTTATCAGGGCTATACGACTCATCTACATACTTAATAATTTCCCCAGAATATTTTTCCAAAACTTGATTAATTTCGGCCTTCATTCCATCAATTGCTTCTTTAACCAACATAGCCTTCGAAACATTAATCGATGGTTCAGTATCTACCGTCTGATAACTTTCCGACTTATGCTCATCAACCCATCTTTGCGCATCCTCAATCGTCCATTTATCCCTATCAAACAAAAACCTTTGGACTTCCATTTGAATATTACACTTACCACCGCTAAATTCTCCATTCTTACAACCAATCGTGGCTTTTATTCCTTTATCTACGCTTATATCAATAGTTCTAAAACTCTCCTGATCAAAGTATTCCGGATCTTTAACTCTAATTATTATATAATTATCTGTCACCTCCGGCTCCGGCTTCGTAATAACTACCTCTTTTTTCTCCGGCGGCTCTTTTTCAAATTGTTTATAATGCTTAGCTAAATGATTATACACAGAATCCCACTCATCATTTGGAATATCTACTCCTCCCCTCGCTCCCATTAAAGCCGCCATCGCAGCCGCTACTCCTCTCCAAACCACCTTTAATTCTCCGTCTATTACTTCATGATGAGGTAATTTATAAGCCCCAAAAGTTTCTTTATTTTCAGCATCATACCAAGCAAAGCCCCGGCGATATTTTTCCCAATCAATTTTATCCGGATCACCAGAACCATCACTCGACGCCCACCTTCTTAAACTTTCTTCCGCTCTATTGACATCCCATTCTCTATCCTCCGGAGCTTTCGCTGTTTCCTCAAAAGGAACCGACGCCTTAACCGATATATTCAACCCCTTCATTTTAAGCATTGAAACATTTAAATTTGCTTTTTCTATTTCTTTTAATGACAAAGCAAATGGATTCGCCGGCACCGGAACAAAAGAGAATTCAAGAAGTTCCGCTTTCGTTATTACTCCATCGTGAACTTCTTTTGGTATAAGACCAACCGATGTCGCTCTTACTATTTTCATATCATAAAGCTTTCTAACTTGCTGAGCAAAAGGATTTGCTTCCTCCGGCGCAAACCTACCCCTCGCAATTAACTTTCCATCTTTAACAAAGATTTCATCACAAACCCCAATCGGCAAAGAATTATAATCATGCGCCCATAAAACAATCGGATTCATTCTATAAAAGTCTAACTCCCAGCCATTTTGGTCTATAATCTCACCCTGCCTATCCATTTCATTAGTAGAAACCACAACTTCAAATGTCCCGGAGTCTCCGGACGACTTTATTTTTTCCAGAACTTCCTGAAAGTCTGGCGAGCTTAATCTATCTTTAAGCTCTTTTTTAA